CAATCAAACGCCGGATGTTTGGCAACACGCCGGTTTATGACGGAGCGGGGATGGGGCGGCGCGCGCTGAAATGGAATCCGGGCAATCCGGGTGCCGTTTCAGCGCTGGCGCTGACCCAAGACCAGCTGCGGACCAAGAGCCGTGACCTAGTTCGTCGCAACGCATGGGCCGCTGCTGGCATTGACGCCTTTGTGGCGAATGCCATTGGCACAGGCATCAAGCCGCAAAGCATGATCCAAGACCAACCCCAACGGGAGGCGGTCCATGCCTTGTGGTGGAGTTGGTGTGAGGACGCCGATGCGGCGGGGCTCACAGACTTCTATGGCATTCAGGGCTTAGCCACCCGGGCCATGCTCGAAGGTGGCGAATCGTTTGTACGCATGCGCTACCGAAGGGCAGAAGACAACTTGTCTGTGGCGTTTCAGCTCCAAGTGCTTGAAGCAGAGCACTTGCCCATCAGCTTGAATCAGGACTTGCCCAACGGCAACGTGGTTCGAGCGGGGATTGAGTTTGATCTTTTAGGCAGGCGTGTGGCGTACCACCTGTACCGCACTCATCCCAATGACGGGATGCTGGCGCCTATGTCTGGCGCATCTGGGGCTGGAAGCCTGGATCTGGTTCGAGTTGACGCGAATGAAATCGTTCATCTGTACCGACCACTTCGACCGGGACAGATTCGCGGTGAGCCATGGCTTGCCAGAGCCTTGGTCAAGCTTAATGAGCTAGACCAGTACGACGATGCCGAATTGGTGCGCAAGAAGACCGCTGCCATGTTTGCTGGCTTCATCACGCGCATGGCTCCTGAGGACAACCTCATGGGTGAGGGTGATACCGATGAAAGCGGTGTGGCCCTTGCAGGCATGGAGCCGGGAACGCTGCAGATCTTGGAGCCTGGTGAGGACATCAAATTCTCTGCGCCTGCCGATGTGGGATCGAGCTATGCCGAGTTCATGCGTCAACAGTTCAGAGCCGTGGCTGCTGCCATGGGCATCACGTTTGAGATGCTCACGGGCGACTTGACCCAAGTGAACTACTCCTCTATTCGTGCGGGTTTGCTGGAGTTTCGGCGACGGTGTGAAACCTTGCAGCACGGTGTGATCGTGCATCAGTTGTGCCGACCGATCTGGCGCGCATGGATGCAGCAGGCCGTGCTCGAGGGCAAGCTTCAATTACCGAACTACCGAACCAAAGCGCGTGAGTACCAAGCGGCCAAGTGGATCCCACAAGGCTGGCAATGGGTGGATCCCGAGAAAGAGTTCAAGGCCATGCAGCTGGCGATTCGCTCTGGTTTGATGAGCCGCTCAGAAGCTATTTCATCCTACGGCTACGACGCAGAGTCCATTGATCGGGAGATCGCCGCAGACAACGCACGCGCCGATTCGTTAGGTCTGGTGCTCGACACAGACCCGCGCTTGGTCGCACGCAATGGAGCCACAAACCAAGCGGCTCCCTCACATCCACCGGACGTGGCAGACCCGCCGCTGGTGGATCAAGAAACCTAGACACGGTTTTATCTCTTAACTCAGAGGTCCTATGACAAATCTTCCGACGATGCCGTATCTGGCTTCGCGGGTTTTTGGCACGCCTTTGCTCATTCATCCCCGCAAGCTTGAGGTCATCCTCTCGGTGGTGGGGCCACGTATGGGCATGGTCGTTCCAGAAACCTCAGCGCACCAGCTGGCGCAAATTACTCCACCTGAGCGCGTGATGCGCTCAGATCTGCAAACCCCCAATATTGCAGTCATCAGCATCCTTGGGACGCTGGTGCGGCGCACCGGTGCCATGGACGCTGCATCAGGTTTGACCAGCTATGCCTCCATCAGTGCACAAATCGATGCAGCGATCAATGACCCCAACGTGGATGCTGTGTTGCTCGATATTGACTCTCCTGGTGGAGAAGCGGGCGGTGCTTTTGATCTGGCAGACGAGATCGTGAGTGCTCGAAGCGCCAAGCCCATCTGGGCGGTGGCCAACGACGATGCGTTTTCTGCCGCCTACGCGATTGCCTGTAGTGCGGAGCGCATCTACCTGACGCGCACAGGTGGTGTGGGCTCAATTGGTGTGATTGCGCTTCACGTGGATCAGACCCAGCGCGATGCGCTCGATGGTTATCGATACACGGCCATTTACGCAGGTGACCGAAAAAACGACTTGTCACCACATCTACCGCTCTCAAACGAAGCATCGACCGCACTTCAAACAGAGGTGGATCGGCTCTACGAAATGTTTGTCTCAACGGTGGCTACCAATCGAGGGTTGGATGCGCAAGCCGTAAGAGATACGCAGGCGGGACTTTTTTACGCGGGTGACGCCATTGAGGCAGGGTTTGCAGATGCCATTGGCACTGCAGACGACGCCTTGCGCGCGCTGGCTATGGAAGTTCAACAACGCAAATCTGCCATCGCGCGATCGTTTGGATCGGGGCGCGAGATGGAAGTCTCACAACCCGATCCAGTTCTTTCTAAGGAGAAATTGATGTCGCAAACATCGACGCAGCCATCTGGTCCGCCTGCAACCACCGCTTCGACAGAAGCTGTCCCTGTCACTTCCACAGTTGTGGTTCCTGAGGATGCGAATCCCCAAGATGCTCATCAAAGCCAACATCAGGAGGTAGTACCACCTGCTGGCGCTGGTGAATCAAATGAAGAGCCCCCTGAAGTGGTTCAGCCCGCTGCTGCATCCGTATCTGCAGCGACTGCCAGTCATGACATCCGTAAAGCGAGTGCCAACGTGCTGGCTGTTGCCGAGATGTGCCTGCTGGCAGGTAAGTCAGACATGACTTTCTCAGCGCTGGAGCGTGGCTTGAGTGTGGAGCAAGTGCGTACTGAATTGCTGGCCGCTAAAGCAAATGCGAGCCCAGAGATCAGCTCGCACATCTTGCCGCACGCCGGTACCCAAGCGACGGCCAAGCCAGAAGTGAGTCCTGTGGTGCTTGCAGCACAGCAGCGCGCTCAAAAGCTCTCAGCCAATCGTCCTTCTTACAAATCCAACTAGGAGTTTTAAATGTCAGTTCTCGTCAATGAGTTGACCTTGGGCGATTTGCTCAAGTATGAGGAAGAGTCCCTCTATTCCCGCGACCAAGTCACAGTCGCTGCAGGTCAGAACTTGCGCATCGGTACGGTCCTTGGCCGTGTGGATGCCAACGGCAAGGTCAAAGCGCTTGATCCCGCAGCCACCGATGGCACCCAAATCGCCACAGCAGTTTTGTTGCAGTCCGTAGATGCCACAGCGGGTGACAAATCCAGCGGCATCGCTGTGACGCGTCAGTCCATCGTCGCGCACCACGCACTCGTGTGGCCCGCAGCCATCACCGCCGAAGAAAAAGCGACTGCCACAGCGCAGCTCGAAGCCGTCGGCATTCTCGTTCGTCAAGGAGCCTAAGTAATGAACAATCCTTTCCAGTCCCCTGCGTTCTCGATGACCGCATTGACCGCCGCGATCAACATCTTGCCTAACCAGTTTGGCAAGATTGAACAGATCAACCTCATGCCTGCCAAGCCTGTGCGTTTTCGCCAGATTGCCATTGAAGAGCGTGATGGCGTGTTGAACCTCTTGCCCACGTTGCCTGTGGGTGCCCCCGGCACCGTGGGCCAGCGCAGCCGCCGCAAGTTGCGCTCGTTCATGATTCCTCACATCCCACACGACGATGTGGTGTTGCCCGAGGAGATTCAAGGTCTTCGCGCTTTTGGCTCTGAGACAGACACCGAGACCGTGGCCAACGTGATGACTGATCACTTGCAGTCCATGCGCAACAAGCATGCGATCACTTTGGAGCACTTGCGTATGGGTGCTCTCAAAGGTGTGATCTTGGATGCAGATGGCTCCGTGCTGTATGACTTGTTTGAAGAGTTTCAGATCACGCCTGCCGTGTTCAATTTCGAGCTCAACAAGAAGGACACGGACGTTAAGAAGAAGTGCTTGGACTTGAAGCGCTACTTTGAGCTCAACCTTAAAGGCGAGTACATGACCAATGTTCGTGTGCTGGTGTCTTCGGACTTCTTCGATGCGCTGACCAGCCATCCCAACGTCATCCGTGCTTACCAGCTCACGCAAGAAAGCGCGATGTTGCGCACAGACCAACGCTCGGGCTTCACCTTTGCTGGTGTGACCTTTGAAGAGTACTTGGGCCAAGCCACGGATATGGCTGGCAATCTGCGCCGCTTCATTGAACCCGGTGAAGGTCAAGCGTTCCCTGAGGGCACGCTCGATACGTTTGCCACGTACTTTGCACCTGCAGACTTCAACGAGACGGTCAACACCCTGGGCCAGCCCTTGTATGCCAAGCAGGAACCCCGTGACTTTGGTCGCGGTACAGACTTGCACACGCAAAGTAATCCGCTGCCCATGTGCCACCGTCCGAGCTTGTTGGTCAAAGTCGTCGCAAGCTGAGGGGGTAGCCGATGAGTCGAGATCCTTTCGTTCAGCTCATCTCTCGGTTGTTTCTTCGCTTGGGGACTCCCGCTGTGTACACCACACAAGCGGGGGTATCCCTCAATGTGCGGGTGATCACCAAAGCGCCAGATACGGTCCAAGACTTCGGTCAAACCCATCTGGTGGTCGATACCCAGCGTTTTGAGTTGATGGCATCAGAGGTCAAACAGCCAAGAGATGGCGATCGATTGGTTCTTGGGGGCGTGCGCTACGTGCTTCACGGTGAGGCACTCATTGACCGTGACGGACTCGTTTGGACGGTGAGTGCCTCGATCTGGCCGGAGGGTTAATCATGTCTTCACGGCTTATTGCCGCTTTGAGTGGCAATCTGCAAGAACTCATAGCGGCTGAACTCAAAGCCGCCAGACATGCAGTCACCACTGGTGTGCGTGATGCCACCGATGGCCTCAAAGGTGAGCTGCGAGGTCAGATCACTTCGGCTGGGCTGGGTGCTCGTCTTGCCAATACCTGGCGCGGTGAGGTCTATCCCAAGGGGCGAGAAAGCTTAGGCGCTGCAGGGTTGGTTTACAGCCGAGCCCCTGTGGTTGTGGCTGCCCATGACGAGGGGGCGTTGATTCGTTCTAAGAACGGGTTTTGGCTCTCCATACCGTTGCCAGCTGCTGGAACGGGACCACGCGGCAAACGCATCACACCGGGGCTTTGGGAGCGTATGCGCGGCCAGAGACTTCGATTTGTTTATCGAGCAGGTAAGCCGTCACTTCTCGTGGCGGACAACCAACGTGCAAGAGCTGGCAAGCGGGGTGGTTTCACAGTCGCTTCTGCATCGGCGCAGCAGTCCGGTAAGGGGCTGGTGAGTGTGCCTATCTTTTTGCTGGTGCCACAGGCTCAGCTCAAGAAAAAGTTCGATATTGATTCCGCAGTTCAGCACTGGGAATCACAACTGATTCAAAACGTCATCTCCAACTGGCCCGATGAATAAGGGCGACGGGTGATTAACCGGAGCAGGCCACTGGCCTGTTTTTTTATGTCTAAGCGTGAAGAAGCCGTTGGGGCTTTGTTTCAGTTGTTGGGGCAGTTACCCCTTGGCGGCAATGTGCCCAAGCGAAATAGTGCGTTGCCTGAACGCATGACAGAGCACTCCATGGTGGTGCTGCGCGATGGCGACATGAATGAAGTCGATGTGATGCTCTCGCCTCTGACCTATCAGTGGGAGCACTCGGCCAATCTGGAGGTGTACGTGAGTCACCCCGATGGCGCTGAGCGAGACGCGCGCATGGATGCACTGCTCAAACGATTTTCAGAACTCGTGACAGCAGACAGAACTTTGGGTGGTGTTGTGGAGTTCACACAAATCCACCCCCCGAAGTTTGAAGAAGTTGCCCCCGATGGCGCTGTGGGCATCAAGGCTTGCACCTTGGATGTGGTGATGCATTACGCAAGCAGTGATCCGCTGTCTTGATTCAATTTAAAACTGGAGAAAAACTATGGCTCGTGCCTATGGCGCAAATGCCAGCTTGCTGGCTTCATTCGAACCTTCCTACGGTGCAAACCCAAGTGGCAGCACTGACTATTGGAAGCTCCCATTTGTCTCTACCTCATTGGGCTCTGAGCAAGGCCTCATTGCCAATGACCTGATCGGACTGGGTCGAGACCCCAGTGCCCCCATCCGCGATGTGATGAAGGTTGAGGGCGATATGGTGGTCCCGATCGACTTGCGTAACTTTGGCTTGTGGCTCAAAGCTTTGTTGGGTGCCCCCACCTCTGTGGGCGACGTAGACCATCAACACACCTTTGGCTCCGGCCAGCCTGTACTGCCAAGTCTCGCGCTTGAAACAGGCTTGCCTGATATCCCTGCTTACTTTGAATCGTCGGGCGTGATGGTTAACTCCGTCCAAATCAAGTTCGCACGCTCTGGTGCTGCTGATGCAACCTTGGGGTTGATCGCGCAAGGGGAAGTTAAGCAACTCGGATCTGTCGATGCAACGCCGCAAGCTTCGCCGATCACGCGGTTTAACCAGTTCCAAGGTTCGATCAAGAAGAACGGGCAGGCACTAGGCAACGTGGTGGCGGCGCAGCTGACCTATTCCAACAACCTAGCTCGCATTGAGACCATCCGCTCTGACGGAAAAATCGAAGGGGCTGATCCAACTGTGGCGAGTTTGACCGGAAACCTTGAGGTTC